AGCAAATGACAGTTAACAGCAATTTAATTGCTAATGCTGACATTTTAAGCGGTGTTAGACCATCATTCTCTGAAGATGGAAATGCAGGGGTTATTTTCGGAAAACCTGTTTATTTGAATGAGAATCTTTCAGCAGCAGGTGCTTCTGGAGGTAAAACAATGGTATTCGGAGATATTTCTCAATATAAAATAAGAATGGTTGGACAACCTCAACTTCTTAGATTAGATGAGAGATATGCTGATGAGTTAAATGTTGGTTTCATTATGTTCCATAGATTAGATGGGCAATTAGTTACTGCGGCAACTGATGCTTTAGTTTATGCAACAAGAGATTAAAAATAATTAGGTTAATGATTAAAGCCATAATTATTAAACAATTTGAGAGAGGGGGAAAATCTTATTTTCCAAATGAGGAAATTACTATCCCCCCATCTCAATTTATAGAATATTATAAAATGGGTTTTGTTAAACCATTAAAAAGAACAATTGAAAAAAAAGTTATAAATAAAGAAAAAGCTACAATAAATGGATTATAAAAATGTCGGTATATATAGCAAGGTTTTAGATACCGCAGCAAGCTCAGAGCCAATTGCTGTTTCAGAAGCTAAAAATTTTTTAAGAGTAGATACAAATGAAGACGATGCTTTTATTGGAACAATTATAAGTTCTGCACGAGAATACGTTGAAGAATTTACAGGGTACCAATTGTTATCAGCAACATGGATTCAATATTTAGATAGATTTCCATATAAAGCTAATCAAGCAATAGAATTATTAATGAACCCGGTTTCAGCTATTACTCATATTAAATATTATGATTCTGATAACACTTTACAAACATGGAGCTCATCAAATTATGATACTGACTTAAAAGGGAAACCAGCCCGAATAACTAAGTCTTATAATACGACTTATCCAACCACTTATGAAAGAACTAACGCTGTTGAAATTAAATTTGTAGCGGGATATGCTTCAACTTCATCTACTGGGTTTCCTAAACAATTATTAAACGCAATGTATTTAATTATAGGCCATTTATATGAAAATAGACAAGATGTTATTGTAGGCAAAATAGCTTATGAAATACCAAAAGGAGCAGACTCAATATTAAGAAAGTATAGATTATTTAATTTTTAAAGATGGCAAGAAAAGTACAACCATTAATTAAAAAAGGTTTATTAAAAGCTGATTTACATAATATAGATGATGTAAATTTATTTTTAAAAAAATTACCAGAAGCTTTTAAAAGAAAGTTTTTAATAATGATATTAAGAGCTTCCGCGAAAGATTTTGTTAAATCTGCTCAAAGAAATTTAAATAGTTCTGTAAAGAAAGGAGAAACAGGGCAGCAAGAAAAAAAAGAAAATCAAGCTTTAACGGATAGTATAAGTGTTCAAGTTTTAAGAGCACTTGGTAAAGACCGGGTAACAGTTGTAGCTAAAGCTGGTTCTAAAAGGTCAATAGTTAAAAAGTTCCCAAATGTACAAAAATATGCGGTTGGTGTTGAGTGGGGAATGTTTGGTTCTTTTCCAGGTTATGGTTTTATGCGTAAATCGTATGAAGAAAATAAACTTAAAGTAAAACCAGAAATAACAAAAAAAGCAATTACAATGATTAGTAGAGCTCAAAAAAGATATTTAAAACAAGGTAGATATACAATATTTGGATAATGGCAGCAATAGGGAAAGCAATATTTAATTTATTATCAAATGATTCAACTATTAGTAGTAATGTTGGAACAAGGATAATGCCAATGATAATTAATGCAAAACAGTCAGGAGCAAGAAGTTTCCCTTATATTACTTATGATATATTATCAGTAGAACCAAAAGCAGATAAAGATATATCAGCGGGAGGCGATGCTTTGATAGATTCTTTTAGAATACAAATAAATATATATAGCCAAGAATATAGCGAGTTAGAAACTATAGCAGCTGCTGTAATGTCTACAATAAATCGATATTCAGGAACAGCAAATACAATAAAAGTCCAATCTGTAGATTATATAACTTCAGCAGATGAATTTGAAAAAGATGGAGGTAATAATGGAATATATGGTAGAGCAATGGACTTTAATTTTAGAATTAATAATGTTTAAAAAATTGAAATATGAAAAAATTGGAATTAATAAATGATGTTAAATTCGACGAATACAATAACTGGAAAGCAGGAACAGTCTTGTCGGTACCAGCAGATATTGGAGAGTTAACATATGCAAATATCATAAAAGCAGGAGATGGTAAAGTGTACAAATCAAAAAAAGAAGAAAAAAAAGTAAAAAGAGAATTTAAAAAGAATTAATAATTATTTAAATAATACAAAAGATGGCAACAACTACAAGTATAAATGGAACTGATTTCGTTGTACAATATGATTCTGGGGCTGGATATGTAACGGTGGCAACATCAACATCAGCTTCTTTATCGTTAAGTTTAGAAACGAGAGACACTTCTAATAAAGCTTCTGCTGGATGGGCAGATGCATTATATGGCCAGAGAAGTTGGTCTGCTGATGTCGAAGGTTTATTAACTTTTGCAACAGGTAATATAGCTTCTTTATGGGCTTTATATCAAAATAGAACATCGGTAACACTAAAATTTGTTCAAGCAACTCCAGTAACTGGAGATTTAGTTTGGTCAGGTACAGCGTTATTAACAAGTTTGTCTGCAGATGCTCCAATGGAGGATTCTATGACATACTCAGCTTCTTTTCAAGGAGCCGGTGAATTAAGTTCATCAACTCACTAAGAACAAATAATATAGGGGGGAGTTTTCTTCCCTCTATTTATTTAAACAAATATTAACAAAAAAAGATAATTATGCTAAAATATGAAATAATAAAAGTTGCTGGTAAAGATAGACCTATTAAATTTGGGTTTTGGGCTTTAGGCCAGTTTTGTAAAGAGTGCGATATAAAATTAAGTGAATTAGGTTTGTTAGAGAAAAATTTAGATTTAAACCAAGCTTTAACATTAATATGGGTAGGGCTAAAAGATGGAGCAAGAGCAGCAGGTGTTGATTTTAATTTAACCAAACCAGAAATTGGGGATGCAATGGATATGGACCAAGAATTATTACCAAAAGCTTTGGATGTTTTTACTAAGTTTCAAGCACAACCAAAAAAAGAAAAAGCTGCAAAAAAGTAAAACGCCAAGCTCCCCTTGAATGGGAAGACTTATACAAAATAGCTTTTGGGACCCTTGGTTTAAATGAAGATGAATTTTGGAATATGAGCCCAAGAGTGTTTTACTATAAGTTAGATGGCTTTTGGGACTTTTTTGACCAGAAAGAAAAGATGGATTGGGAAAGAACAAGATGGTTGGGAATGATGATATTGCAACCTCATATGAAAAAAGGTAAAAGGATAAAACCTAAAGACTTAATTAGGTTTCCATGGGAAAAAGGAGAAAGCAAGAAATTAAGCAAAGATGAATTAGTAAAAAGAAAAAAACATGCAGAATATTTAAATAAAAAATACTCAGCAATAAGTAAAAGAAAAAAATAAATTATGGCAGGTTTAGGAAGTGTATCGGTTTTTTTGACGGCTAATATTAAAGATTTTAGAACCAAAATGCAAATGGCTCAAAAGTCTTTTAAAAGATTAGGTGGCCAAATGACAAAAGTTGGGAGAGGGATGACTCGAAACTTAACTATGCCATTAGGTTTAGTGGGGGTAGCTTCTGTTAAAATGGCTACTGACTTCGATACTTCTATGCGAAAAATTAACACTTTGGTTGGTGTGTCAAAAGGAGAAGTAGAAAACTTTAAAGATGAAATTTTAGATTTAGCTGGAGAAACAGCACAGTCGCCAGTTGCTTTAGCTGATGGATTGTTTTTCTTAACATCAGCCGGTTTAGAAGGAGCAAATGCTATAGAAACTTTAACAGCTGTAGCAAAAGCTAATACAGCAGGATTAGGGGACCAAACTTCATTAGCTAAATTTGCAGCAGCAGCTCAAAATGCTTATGGTGAAGCCAATTTAACAGCAGCAGATTCATTAGATACTTTCGGTAAAATGGTAAAAACAGGTATGTTTGAAGCCGATGAATTAGCTGACGGCTTAGGTAGTTTAATGGGATTATCATCTTCTTTATCGGTTGAAATAGATGAGTTAGGAGCTTTTATAGCAACATATACTAAAACTACAGGTGATGCTAATTTAGCTATGACTGGGGTAAATGCTGTGATGATGTCATTTGCTAAAGTAACACCTAAAGGGGAAAAAGCATTAAATAAAATAGGGTTAACTGGAGAGAGTGTGAGGGAAATGTTATCAGAAAAAGGATTACAAGGAACCTTAATGCATCTACAAGAAGCATTTCAAGCTCAAGGGATACCAATGACTGAATTTTTCAGTAAAGGTAATGCTATTAAAGGGGTTTTAGGTGTATTAGGGAATCAGACCGAAACATATACTAATGTTTTAGATGATATGCAAGAGACTCAAGGTTTTGTTAATGATGCTTTTGATGAAACAGCTCAAGGCCCAGGATTTCAATTTCAACAATTATTAGCACAACTTAAAGTAGTTGGAATTCAATTAGGAGAAGCTTTATTACCAGTAGTATTACAAATGGTAGCGAAATTTCAAGCATTAGCTGAAAAGTTTACAGCATTATCTCCTCAAACAAAAGATATTATTGTTAAAGTAGGGTTATTAGTTGCAGCAGCCGGTCCTTTGTTAGTGGCTTTAGGTTCTATAATAAGTGTATTACCTGCAATAGGAACAGCTATGAGTGCTCTGTTAGGTCCAGTAGGATTAGTTGTAGGAGCTTTAGCTGTAGCAGCTGTGGCAATTGTAAAAAACTGGGATAAGATAAGAACATATTTTACTGAAGGTGATGGTTCTAAAATGTTTGATACTATAAAACAAATTGTGGTAACAACAATGGATGTGGTAGCAAAAGTAGTAGGAGCCGCGGGTGAATTTATAGCAGCGGTTTGGGCGAAAATAGGACCTTTCGTTATGGATATAGTAGGGAAAGTATTTAATACAGTTGGTAGTATTATTCAAAGAGCTCTTAATCTTATATTAAAAATATTAAACTTTTTTGTTGATATATTTACAGGTAATTGGGATAAAGTCTGGAACAGTATTAAAACAACTTTTAAGAAAATATTCGATGGAGTAGTTGAATTCTTTTTATCAGGTATTTTATTGATTCTTAAAGGGATGGGTAAGCTTGTCGAGAAATTAGGTCTTGAAAAATTAACAAATAAAGTAAATAATTTAAGAACAAGTATTAGCACTTATAAAGATAGTTTAGGTGATATACCCAACCAAAACTCTTCTGTGAAAACAAGTAATGATGATTTAAATGAAAGTTTTGAAACATCAACTAAAAATTTAGATGATATAAAAGGTTCAACTATTGATTTAACTAAAGAGAAAGAAAATTTAAATAAAGTAACAGGGGAACAAAATAAAGCACTGAGTGACGAAGAAAAAAAATCACGAGAAGCACATCAAGCGTTTCTTGATAATTTAGCTGCTGTAGATGATTTAGCTGTTTCTAAGTCGAGGTTAGGTGAAGAATATGATGCTAATGCAGAAAAACAAAAATTAATAAAAGCAGAGATTGAAAGATTGATTCCATTATACGGGGAAAATAGTCAATTAGTAAAAAAATTAGAACAACAATATTTATCTCTTAATACAGCACAAACAAGTGAAAGCCAAATTATTGCAAATAAAGCTAAAGCTTATGCAAAAATGGGTGTAGAGTTTGATGAAATAGGAGCGAGACAAGATAATTTAAAAACAGAAATAGATGCTTTAATTTCACAAGGGTTTGACCCAGCGGAAGGAGCTTTAAAAGATTTAATAGATGAATATAAGAGATTAGGGAAAGAGTCTGAAACTACTACAGAAAGAATGTCAAAAGGATTACAAAAATTTGCTGACACAGCAGGCCAAATATTATCAAGTGTTGGAGCTGTTTTTTCTCAATATTTCGAAATGAAAATGCAACAAATTGAAAACGAACAAGCTGCAGAAGAAGAAGCTTTAGAGAAAGAATTCCAAAGACAAATGGAGGATATAGAAGGTTCTACTATGAACCAACAAATGAAGGATGAAAAAATGCAAGAACTTCAAGAAGCCCATGACGACAACATGTCAAGTGTTCAAGAAAAGTTTGCTGACAAAATGAACCAACAAAAAAGAAAACAAGCTATTGCAGATAAAGCTATGTCAGTAGCATCAGCTATTATAAATACAGCTTCTGGTGTTAGTTCAGCTTTAGCTTTAGGTCCTCCAGGTATTCCACTTGCAGGAATTATAGGGGGATTAGGATTGGCTCAAATTGCATTAATAATGTCAACACCTATTCCAGCAATGGCTCAAGGTGGTATTGTTACAGGTCCCACTACTGCATTAATTGGTGAAGCAGGAGCAGAAGCTGTTATTCCATTAGATAAATTAGGTAACATGATGGGAGATAATACGGTTAACGTTGTTGGTAAAATTTCAGGAGACGATATTGTATTAGTATCAGATAGAGCAAGACAAAATAAAACTCGAGTAAGAGGAATAAATAGTTAATTATGAATATAGGACAATTAGATAGACGGATAACAATTGAGCAATCAACAGAGACTCAATCTGCTTATGGGGATATGAGTATTTCATGGACTACTTTAAAAAACGTATGGGCTCATGTAATTTATAAATCAGGTAATGAAAAAGACCAAGCAAGTAGAATGACTGACATAACGGTAGTTATTTTCACTATTAGATATAACTCAGACGTGACCCAACAAATGAGAATTAATTGGGACGGAGCACATTATTTTATTGATGAAGTTTTACACCACGGAAGGAAAAAATGGACTCAATTAAAAGCTAAAATAAAAGTATAAAAAAACATTATGTTAACCAAAAAAATAGAGATATTAAAGAAATAGTACAATAAAGACAAAACTCAATTTAAAGCTAAAAAGAGCTCCATATTTGAACTTTATACGCTTTTTAGTATAAATATATAGCTTGAGTCGAGTTTGTCAAATAACAGATTGGAATTAGGGCTGTCTTATAATAAATATTATGTTAACCAGCTTTAAAAAAAATCAAAAAAAATAAAATATTATGTTAACCAAAATGATAAAAAAAATAAAAAAATGGATAAAGAATACGATACAGAAACTACTATTAAAACTGATTGTCCTGAGGGTTCTAATTGTGAACCTTCTGATGAAAATAAAGAAGTTTGTAAGTGTAAAAATGATGAAAAAAAAGATTGATAGTTTTTTTTTAAAAGATGATGTAAAATAAAATGGCTTTATATAATAGATATAAAAACGAGCATTATTCTGAAAACGGAATATTTTGGAAATTAGAAATATTAGATAGTACACTATCTTCCGGGAATATGAATACTGAGTTTGATATAACTCCGGAGGGGGTTACTATTAAATGGGATGGGGAAAATGATGAAAGATACCAACCTATAAAAGCAAGCTCTTGTAATTTTACTATGATGATAACTAATGCTACTCTTAATGGATTTTTAGCATTATTAAGAGCAGCGGATGAAGGAAGGTTTACTATTAAAATATCTTATTATGATGGTAGTTCCTGGAATGTTTATTGGAGGGGTTTTATTGTTGCTGAAAATTTAGCTGAAGAAGATATTGATTATCCTTTTGAGTTAGATGTAGAAGCTATAGATGGTTTAGGTAGATTAAAAGATTTAGATTTTAATCACTCAGTTACTTATAATGCAGGTACAGGATATAGAGCTTTAACTTATATAAAAGATATGTTAAGCTTATGTGGTTATATCGCAGACTTCGGAACAGGTAATACTTTTTTGACAACTATTGTAGATTTATATGAAAATTCTATGAGTAATATAGGAGCTCAAAATTCCGACCCTCTTTATAAAACTCAGATATATGCAGATGCTTTTTTACAAATAGATGATAATGCTGTAGAACATCCAGTACCAGCTATAGAAGTTTTAGAAAATATATGTAAAGCTTTTGGGGCAAGAATATTTCAGTCCAGAGGTTCATGGCATTTTGTTCAAATACAAAGATACCATACGGCTGGAAATGTAGAATATAGAAGATATGACGAAGCTAATAATGCTTTAGGTAATGGTACATTAGATTTAAATAAAGTAGGAGGTTCAGGGAACCAACTTGATTTAGATTCAACAACTCTTGTTAAGTTAGCAGGAATGAAAAAAGAATTCTATGAACCTTTATATAGAGTAGCTATTCAATATTCAACTTTTGGAGAAAGAAGTTTATTAAATACCACTCCCTCAAATCAATATTCAGGGGCTACACCTTCAACCCATGCTTTAGGGGGACTAACAGCTGTTGCTAATGATTCTATTGAATTAGCATGGTTAGTTCAAAACAATGTAAGTAGTTTTGATTCAGCAACCGTTTTAGGTGGATATACCGGAGCTATGAATGTACAGCAATGGGTAGGGGTACAATTATATAATGACCATAGCACCCCAGATTATTTTGATGATGTTAACGGAGTTTGGACGTCTACAGCTGTTACTAATTATTACTTAGTACAAACATGTAATATACCAGCATGGAATGCTCCTGCAGGTTATGCTCATCCTTATCAATCACAAATTAGTTTTAATACGCCCCCTCTTCCGAGAACAGCTAATTATAGTATAAAGTTTTCAGCAGACCCATGGGTTCTTGACCAAAACGGGGCAGGGGCTCCAAATGGTTCTGGGCAGGTTTCAGCAAGTAGTACAGCTTCTGTAGCAGCTCAAGCACCTAATTCTATAACAGAATTTTTAAGTCCTTCAAGAATGTATGGTCGTTATGTATTATATAATGTAGCGGGTAATATAACCACTCAACAAGATTATTTTTCTGAAGTTAGTAATGGAGCTTCAGTAGCTTTACAAGATGAGGCGTTAATTGGGGATGGTCCAAATAATGCAAGTCCAGGTAGATTAGAAGTATGGAATGGTTCAGCATGGGTTATAGCTGACACATGGCAACAAAGTGGAGCAGGAACATCAGCAACTTTATGGACTCTCATGGCTGAGATGCAATTAGGTGGACAAAGAACTTTCATAGATAAAAATCAAATGACAATATATTTAAAAGGAGGATATACTTATTTACCTGACTTTACTAATTCAATTGAAATAACAGAAGATTCAACAGATTATTTATATATACCAAATGGAATTGAAATAAAAACAGGACTCGATGAAGTATCAGGGGAATGGTTTAAAAGTGTTTTAGATACCTCTTCAACAACTAATACTAACGATACACATAATGTTAACACTCTGACGGCTAAACCAAATAAGGCCGCAATGCTTAGATAAATATGGCAAACAGTTTTTACATGCAAAACCAATTAGCAACAAGAGCAATAGGAACTCTAACGGCTGCTGTAGCCCGAGGGGCCACTGCTACATCTTTAACGACTTCTGAATTACCGAGTTCTATTCTTCAAGATGGAACGAAATTAATATTAATAGCTCCAAATGGGACATCTGATTATGTGACAGTCTCAGCTCCAAATGCTGCTTTAGCTAAAATTATTAATATTGATTCTAAAACATTTATCTCAGGATTACCAGTAGGAACAATGATATATTATCAAGCTACAGATTTTTATTCAAGAGTTTTAACACAAAAAGAATATAATTTTAACCAACAAATAGTATTCTCAGGAGGAACAACAGACACTAATGATTATTTACGTAATTATTCACACGATACTCAATTTAATATAAATACATCGGCATCATTATCTAATGGAGATGCTAAGAATAATAATTGGGGGGCAAGATATGGGTTTTTTGTAGCTCCTGTTGAATGTAAATTAACTAAAGTTTTTGGTTGGATTAATGGAAATGGAATTTCAAGTTCAAAACCTGAAGCTGTTACATTAAGTATATGGAAAAAAGATAGTACAGCTAATGGAACAACCGCAACCAGAATATATTTATTATCGCAAACAACTCATACTTTCCCAGCCAGCTCTGCTAATAATTATGTTGAGCAGATAATTGATACACCTTCCCCTGTAGCTATTAATAAATATGATTCTTGTTTTGTTACAATTAAAAGAGTTGGAGACGAGGAGCATGACAGAACAGCTACATGGTATTTAAATTTTGAAGTAATTTTTGAAGCAACACAAATAAATTAATTATGGAATACGAAAAAAATATATTAAAGTGTTGGTATTCAGGGCAAATTCCTGAAGAAGACTTTTATAAATTATTAATTAAAAATAAAAGCTTATTACAATTGTGGCATGAAACAATGGTAAAACATGCTTGTAAAAAACATGAACAAAAAAAAGAAAAACAATAGAAATAGAATTAATCCAGAAGTTATACAATGGAACAAAACGGCTCGAAAACAGCCGCGTCCTGTACCTTTATGGAAAATAGATTTATTTAAAATTGTTAGTAGAAATGAAACGAAAATTATAAAAGAATAAAACTTTATATATAATTTAACAATATGAAAAAAATATTATTAATATTATTTTGTCTAATAGCTTTTCAATTACAAGCTCAATTAGATAACCTATTTAAATACTCTACTTTTTATGGAGCTGTAGGGGTTAATAATGCTTTATTTTCTCCAGGCCAATATATTATGGAAGATAACCAGTTAATAGATTTAACTAAAGAAAACCCTTATGATTTTAATTTAAATATAGGACTAAGAAAAATAGCGAGAATGGATTACCAAAATAAAAAGAATAATTTTTATGATGGTACAGAAAAATATCATACAGATAATGCTTTAATAGGAGCGGTAAAAGGGTTGGAGTATAAATTTCAATTAGAAACCAAAAGGCAACAAGGCAGAGAATTTAAAAATAAACATTATTTTTTAAGATACTTAGGTGATTGGTTTGTTATAAAAGCAGAACATTTAGAAAATGGATTAGCAGATGTTAGATTTTATAATGCTGATAGTAGGTTTAGAATTAAAATAGGTAATAAATTAAATTTAACTTTCGGGGGGTTAAATACCTGGAGACCTTTAGGGTATGAATATAATGCAATGGGGGCTTATCAAGCAGCTGGAAATGCATGGTGGCAATTAGCTTTTGATTATGGTTATGAAGACCATTATTGGTATTTTGACGGAGAAGGAAATGGCCAAGATGATTGGTATGATTATTGGAATTGGTATTGGACAAACCCTGAAGGAGATACAATTGCCATGACTGACCAGGAATTTTATAAATATCATTATGGTAATATAGTTAGAGAATATCAAATTGACATACAAGATAGCTTAGGTTTAATACATGAGTTTTCTTTAGCTATTGGTCTATCATTATATCATTATTCAGATAATTTTTGGATACATAGTTGGGCTGATGCATATCCTAAAAGATGGGTAGATAAAATAAATAACGAAATTATTCAATATATAGAGCTGGATGAAGAACGTATAGATTACAATATGGGTTTAATTATAGGAACTCGATTCGGTAAAAACAAAAACTTTGGAACATTTATAGAAGGAAATTATAATCAAATGTGGGGTAGGACCTGGTTTGATATAAAAGCAGGAATTAACTATTTATTTTTTTAAAAAATGGCAAAAGAATTAAACGAAGATACAACCTTTAAATTTAGTATTAAAACCTTAATAGGTATTGGTTTTGTAGTAGCTTCAATGATTGGTATGTATTATCAATTAAATGCTAAGATTGATATAGCAATGGAAGAACCAAAACCAGAAGTCTCTGAAATAGAGTTTACTTTAAAAGATGAAATGATAAGAAACGAAATTTTAAATCAAAGTAAACAATTAGAACAAATATTACAGAGGATTGAAAGAATTGAAAATAAAGTTTATGAATAAACAATTATTTGTTAATAATATTTTTTCTTTAATAATTTTTATAGGATTTTTATTCTTAAATTCTAATAAATTATATTGTCAAAATTTTATTAGTCAAAAAGAATTTAATAAAAAAATAACAAAAGATATTGTTGTTATTGAATTTTGGGCTGATTGGAATGATAAAAATAAATTCGAAGATTTATCTAAATTAAATGAGTGTTTAAAATATAGAGTTGATATTGGACAATATGAAAATATAAAAGAAGAGTATAATATTTCTTCATTACCCACTGTTATAATTTTTAATAAGGGTAAAGAATATATTAGGTTTAAAGCAAATATTATGTTTGAGTTAGAAGCTTCAAAAAAAGATATACAAAAAGTAATTGATAATTTATTATTAGAAAAATTTAAATAATGGAATTGTTATTATATAGATATTCAACCTCTTTAGAATCAACCTTAGGTATATTGTTTGCTCTTAATCATAAACGAGCAGGCAGACAATTTTTATGTTATGTTATTGAAGACACTTTTAGAGAACATAAAATTAAACATCATACAAGAATTCCATCAGGTAAATACGAAATTAAATATAGAACGGAAGGAGGTTTTTATAATAAATATAAAACAAGATTTACAGAAGTAAATAATGAAAGAGGTATGTTAGAACTTCAAAATGTACCAAATTTTAAATATATATTAATACACTGTGGAAATACAGCAGCAGATAGCTCAGGTTGTTTATTAGTAGCGGATAGCGTAAATAATAACCAAAGTGAAAAGGGTTTTGCTGGTAAGTCCTCAATAGCATATAAAAAAATTTATAAAAGTGTTGCAGCACAATTAGACAAAGGACAGAAGGTTTGGATAACAATTGAAGACTTTGATTTTTAAAAATAATTTTAACATTTAAAAATATAAAAACATGGATAACATTTTTGATACATTAAACGGGTTTTTTAAAAACTTTACTTCTCTATTATTTAATTTATTTGCGGTAGGTATATTAGCAGAAATAGTATTTGGTTCTTTTTTTGGAATAAATATTATTACTAATATAGTCGACGTAGTTAATAAATTAGGTAATGAGGGTTTTGTAGGGATAATTGCGATTTTAATTTTATTAAGTTTCTTTAACAAAGATTAAGGTATGATATTAAATAATATATTTTCAAGTTTATTAAATAACGCAGAAGGAATACTGGATAAAACCATAACAACACAAAAAGATAAATTAAAAGCAAAAGCTGAATTAAAACAACTTTTGTTAAATGCTGAATCGTCAGCTCAAGAACAAGTAACCAGACGTTGGGAAGCGGATGCTAAAAGTGGCCACTGGCTTTCGACCAATATAAGACCTTTGATTCTTATATTCTTAACGGTAGTTTTTGTTATAATGAGTTTTTTTGATGGTAATGCTGGGGGGTTTACAATTAACGATGCTTATAAACCAATTTATCAAACTTTACTAATTACTTGTTATGGAGCATATTTTGCTGGACGAAGTATTGAAAAAATAAAAAAATAAATTTGAGAAGAATATTAAAACATAGCGAATATCAAGATGAGATGATTCTGTTATTTGAGCAGGGTTTAAACTATACTCAGATAGCAGAACATCTTATTGAGAAATATAATTTAGATATTCAACCAACTTGGTTTAGGACATCAGTTAGATATTTTATTCAAAATGGATTAACTGATAAAGAGATTATAAAAGAAAATGTGTCTTTAGCTAAGTCAAACCAAAAATTACAAGATAAAAATAGAATTAAAAATAAAGCTTTTAGAGAAGAAGCTCGTATCGAAAATGCTATTGTAGAATATAATAAAGAATTAATTAAGGTCTTAAAACAAAATTCTTTTAAACTATCTAAAAAAAAATATAAATCAATTAAACAAAATTCAGCTTTAGTAATACACTTGTCTGATTTACATTTTAATGAGTTAGTTAATATACCAAATAACAGATATGATTTTAATATAGCTTCTCAAAGACTATATAAATTTGCTCAAAAAATAAAAGAAATAATTAAATTATATAAAATTGAAAAGGTTTTAATAGCAAACACAGGGGATATTTTAAACTCTGATAGGAGATTAGATGAATTATTAGCATTAAGCACTAATAGAAGTAAAGCTACTTTTTTAGCGGTTGATATATTATCTAAATTTATTATAGATATTTACGAAAATACTCAAGTCTTAGAGATTAATTTTGCAACTACAATAGGTAACGAAAGCAGGATAACTCAAGATAATGGATGGATTGATATTGTAGCAAGTGATAATTATGATGTAACGATTCATGAAATATTAAAAATACTATTTAGAGAAAACTCTGATATTAAATTTATAGGGGGGAATCCTTTAGAAAAGTTAATTAAAATAGCAAATCAAAATATATTATTAATTCATGGTCATCAATTAGGGAGGGCTAATTCTAATAGCATAGCAAAAGTAGTTTCTAAGTATGCTAAAAGAAATATCATTATAGACTTTATAATATTCGGACACATGCACGAATGTAAAATATCAGACTATTATGCAAGGGGTTCCAGTTTAGTTGGAGCTAATGCTTATTCTGAAAATGCTTTAAATTTAAGTTCAAGAGCTTCTCAGAATATTTACGTTTTATTTAAAGATAAAAGTAGGATAGACATAAGGATAGATTTACAACATACTAACTCTGAACAATGTTATAATATAGATTCTGAGTTAGCAGAATATAATGCTAAATCTGAACAAAAGTTGAAAGTAAAGTCTAAAATTATCGAGATTGTAATATAATTTTATAATTTCGATGTACTTAATTTCTTCAATAGTATTTGTTTACGCAAAACTTTGTTTTTTGTTGAGAGGGGTAGTTTTCTACTCCTCTTTTTTTTTGATAAACATTTAATTGTTAATAACTTCTTATAAACATTTTATTAAAGTTTGTTTAAAACATGTAATTTTATATTCAGAAACAAAATAAAAAAAAATGATAACCTATAGCTTAAGAGATAAATTAATAAAAGATTTAAAATATCTGGAAAAAATGTATAAAGAACAAGACATCCCTATTAATTTAGATTGGACTAAAATATATAAAGAAAAAAAAGAAGTAATACTTCAAAATATGGTAGAAAGATATAATAAAAAATTAGATAGCTTTTTATCTGACAAACCTTCTTATAATGATTGGATGGAAGAAATTGCAAAAGAAATAAAAAATAAAAAATAAATGAATAATTTAGAATTTACATATTATTTATTTGCGATAGTTATTGTAATAGCAATATTTTCTTATGTATTTTTTAGCATAGGTTGGAGAAAAGGATATGATGACGGGTATGATAGTGCTTATGAAGACTTTAAAACAATGTTTAATCAAATAAAACAAAGACACAAATGATGGACTTAGAAACAACAACAACAATTTCGCTTCAAGGTATGATGATTTGGAATACAGTATTTTTCTGCTTAGGAGTTATAATTACTTTATTATTAGTAACATTAATTAAATAATATGATGAGTAAAAAGAAAATTAACAGAAATACAAATTTAGAACACTTAAATAAAATTAATCTTCTAAATAAAAAAATTAATAAATTGCGTAAAACTATTATTCGTTTATTACATGATGATATAATGGAAATAAAAAATACCTCTATTGCTTATAATTATGAAAAATTATTAAAAGCAGAACAGCAAAGAAATGTATTAAACAATAAATTAAAAAAATGATTGAAGTAATTAAAGAAGCTCTATTTAGAATATTCATGTTTATATTATTAACTGTATTTATTCCTATAATATTTTTATGGTTAGCATTTGATATAATATTATTAAATAGAGATGGACAACAAATAACGACGACAATAAATAAATGGATAAAAAGAAAATAAGTCAACTCTTTAAAAAAAAACCAATTGTTAGAGAACATAAAAAAGTAGGTAGGAATGAAAAATGTCCTTGTGGTAGTAATTTAAAATATAAAAAATGTTGTCTTAATATGATAACAAAATTAAAACAAGAAATAATAAATAAAAAATAAATATGGATGAATTAAAGAAGTTTCAAAAACAAACATTAAACGAAAAGTTAACTGAAATACAAGTAAAGTTTAAATCTAAAAAAAGCAGATATAACTCTTTTGGTAGATATTATTTTAGGTCTGCTGAAGATATATTAGAAGCTTTAAAACCTTATTTAAATAATTTAAAAGTTTCAGTTATTATTAATGAACGATTATGTTCTTATGAAGCTGCAAACCCTGTTATAGAATCAACAGCTACAATTTCAGATGGAGTTAATCAAATTTCAGCAAAAGCAATAGTTGGTATAGGATTAGACCAGAAAGGTATGCAAATGCCCCAAAAATATGGGGCTGCTTCTTCTTATGGTAAAAAATATGCATTAGGTAATTTATTTTTAATCGATGATACTCTTGATGCAGACCAAATTAATAAACATAATAAACAATGAAAAGATTTATAAAACAAACTTATCCAATTTGGATAGCTTATATAATTTTTATGAGCTTAATAATTATTTTAACAACAAATTTATGAAACTAAATTTTAAATTAAATTTTTGGGAATATAAGTATAAAGAGATGTTAACTTCTATATTAGAAGAAGGGCAAATGGCTGAAGTCAGAGGTCATAAAGTAATTGAAAAATTCGGAGGACATTTTAAGATTGAAGACATAGGTCAAGGTTTTTATTCAAACCAAGCTACTAAAGAATATCAAACTTTATTTCCTTTATTAACTGCCCGAAAATTATATCCAAAAAACTTTATAGCAGAATTATTATGGATATTAAAAGGTGGTAATAATATAAAATACTTAAATCAAAATAAAGTTAAAATTTGGGATAACTGGGCAAAAGACGATAATGGTTCGTTAGGTCCAATTTATGGTTACCAATTAAGAAAGTTTAATAATACTCATGACCAACTTTTACCTTTAATAAAAGAATTAAAAAAAGGTGAATCAAATAGAAGATTACTATTAACAATGTGGAACCCTCTTCATATTAAAAAAATGGCTTTACCTCCTTGCCATCATACTTTTCAATTTCATATTAGAAATACTTATACTGGAGTTAAATTAGATTTATTAGTAATGCAAAGAAGTGCTGACATGATGATTGGCTTCCCTTATGACTTTGCTTTATATGCTTTAATGTTACATATTTTCGCTATATCTTGTGGTTATACCGCGGGTAATTTAACTTTTAGTTTAGGTAATTATCATATTTACGCAGACCATATTGATGGAATGCAAGAATATTTAAGAAGTCCTGTCAGTCTTTGTCCAACTTTGGTTATTAAAGATTGGGAGAAAAAAGAAATATTAGATTATAAATTTGAAGATTTTAAAATTAAAAATTATACACACGGAAAAAATATAAAATTTAAAGTAGCAATATGAAAATAAAAAACAAATTAATGCAAGAAGCTTCTGATATTATTAATGGAGTTAATAAATCTAAGTCTAAATACGGAAGCTTTGAAACCAATTTTAAAGATGCAGCAAAAGTTGCGTCAATATTAACAAATAAACAAATAACCCCTAAAGACGTAAACGCTTGCTTAATTGGCTTAAAAATAGCCAGACTAAGAAAAGGCCATCATTACGATAGTTTTTTAGATTTGATAGCTTATATTGCTTCTATGGAGGTTTTAAATAAATAATACTATGGCAAATAAAGATAATGAATGTAAAAATTTAGAAATATTAGATAAATATACGGAGTCTATAAATCCTTTAGCGGATATTATAAATACCCAAAAAAAATTACAAGAAGAAACATACAAAATAAATTTTAAAGATTTAACAATAAGTGAAATTATGGATTATTGGCACACTAATACTCATGCACTAATTGATGAAATCCATGAAATGACAGATGCATTAGGTGGTAATGATAATAATGCGGTATGGAAAACATGGAAAGCTAAACATAATAAATACAAATTTATGTATTTAAAAGATTTATCTGAAGATGAAAGAAAAGAATTAATTTTTGAATGGATTGATTGTTTCCATTTTTTAATTAATTATGCTTTATCAATGGGGTTAGAAGCTCATACAATTTATAATTATTATTTTAGTAAAGTAAACGAAAATATTAATCGACAAAAAAAAGGATATTAAAAATGGAAGAATTAAAAATAATAAAAGATATTATTAGTAACTATTATGATTTATCAACTGGAGATATTTTAGGCAAAAGTCGTAAAAGACATATAATGGAAGCCAGAAGACAATTGTGTTATATTTTAAGAAATGATTTAGGAATGAAATTTTTAGATATAGGCAAAGCTTTAAATATGAATCATAGTTCTGTAATACATCATAATAAAACGTTACAAGGTTATTTAGATAATAATGAACCAAAAGCAACTAATGAATATAATACTATTATAGGTATTTTAAATCGAGATACAGTAGCGATTGATTTAGTTAAAAATATTAAAAGTATTGATAGTCAAATAGAAAAGCTAAAAAAAATAAGAAATGACAAAGTAGATTTATTAAGCAAAAAACAAAAAGTATAATTATGGCAGGAAGTAAAAAAAGATTCACGGAAACAGCAAAATGGGAAGATACATGGTTTAGAAGATTAAAACCAGTTGAAAAATTATTTTGGCAATATGTTTTAGATAGATGTAATAATTGTGGGGTCTGGGAAGTAGATTTTGAGTTAGCCCAATTTATGATTGATAGCACTGGAAACTTAATGTTAAACCAAGAAGAAATATTAAATAAGTTTAAAAACAAAATTACAATATTAGAAGATGGTAAAAAATGGTTATTTCCTAAGTTTATTGAATTTCAATATGGTCAATTAAATCCATCTTGCAGACCTCACTTATCCGTTATTAAACTATTAGAAAAACACAATTTAACTAAAGAATATAAAGGGTTAATAAAGGGTTATGATACCCTTAAAGATAAAGATAAAGAAGTATATACAGATAAAAATAAAGATAAAGACAAAAAAAAAGATATTAGTATTAAAGATGTAAAGATATTAAATAAGCATATAGATATGTTAAGTGATATAGGAGATAGAATTTTAGATACTAATCAAACAATTAATAATCAATAAATAAATAAATATGGACTACTGGAAAAAAGATACTGTTAAAATTACTGAAATTGGGCCGATAGAAAAAAAATCAGATACGTTTTCTTTACAGAAAATAACTGCTGAGATATTAGACAGAAAGTTTAATAACATCCGTCAATATCAAGCAACTAAAAGTATTAATTTAAATAATCCCGATAGGAGTTATGATAACACGGAATTAATAAGACAATTTGATATAGGAGATGTAGTGGAGATATTATACGATATTAAATGTAATATTGTAAGTGCTAATTGTACTTTTGTAAATTTAGAAATAAAAGAGATGACAATGGCTTATCAAGATATGGACCAACACAAAGATGAAACTCCTTTTTAAAAATAACGTATATATGAAAAATAAAGATATTAAGTATTACGAATATTATAGAGGAGGCCATGCTGATTGTAATAAGATACAGCGTAGATTATCTAAATATGGAATTAAGAGTTATATATATTTAGACAATAGTGCTTATTGGGGTAAGATAGTATGGACAACAAAAACTAAAAAAGAAATTAAACAAATAATAGAACAATGGGATTAAAAGGTTTTGAAAGTATTACTCAAGAATTAAACGCGTTTGAAAAAAGAATAATAGTACCATTAATGGTTAGAGGGTTATCTAAATATATAGGTAAAGATAATGCGATTAATAATGCAGCAATATGTAATAAGGTTAATAGTCACGAAGATGTTAAGTATGATTATAAATTAACTAATGTGAAATGTAGAAAGGTTATTCAATATATTAGATTAAAAAATTTAATAGAAGGATTATGTAGTTGTCATAAAGGTTATTATGTAGCAGCTAACTTAGGAGAGATTAAAGAATGTATAGACTCTTTAACTCAAAGATTGAATATACAAAAAAAGGTTAGAGATGGTTTAACTAATAATATGTTAAAGAAATATAATAACGTAGATATATTTAAACGATATAATGATATAGCATAATGACAAAAAGAGAACAACATTTACAAACATCAGTAGTTAAATATATTAAATTAGCTTATCCAAATACTTTATTTACCGCAACAATGGGTGGGGTGAGATTAGTTAGCTGGAGCCAACGAATGGCTTTAAAGTCTACAGGTTATCTTAAAGGGGTAGCAGACTTATTAATATTTGAAAGTAAAGGAATGTATAAAGGTTTATTTATAGAACTAAAAACAGATAAAGGTAGGATGACTAAAGAACAAAAAGAATTTCAAACTAAAGCATTAGCCAGAGGATATTTTTCTGTATGCTGTAAAGGGTTTGATGAAGCTAAAGAAATAATAGATGAATACTTAAAATAATGGAACAATATAAATTTAAAAGATACCCAAGACATACAGAAGATATATTAGAAGAAGCTGTGGATAATACTTATAAACTATTGTTTGATGATTGGGAATTAAGCGAATTAATTACTATAGGGGCTATGACATTTATTATTAACCCAGATGATATAGATAAAGTAGATATAGAACTATGGGAGCTTATGGTAAAACATTATGAACAGAGAGAACTATATGAGAGATGTGCCGTTATAAAAAAAGAAATAGATAAATACAAATGTAAATAATGCCAACAAAACCTAAAGGAAAGAATAAAACGTGGATTGCTATAGACCCTAAAAATATAGGGGAGAATGGTAAAAGAAAATCGTTTATTACTAAAAGAGAACATACAACCTTTTATAATACAAATAAATGGAAGAGACTAAGAAATTATTATATTACTAAAGAACCTCTATGTGAAGTATGTAAAAGATTTAATAAAATAATAGAAGCGAAAGTGGTAGACCATATTAAAAGAGTTAGAACTAATCCTGAGTTAGCTTTAGCGGAGAATAATTTACAAAGTTTGTGTCACAGGTGTCATAATATTAAAAGCGGGTATGAAGGGCACGATAAAAAAAAAAATAAATGTTAATAGGGTGGGGTATAAGAAATCATGAAATAAAATTAATTAGAAAA